GGTTAAGGGAGCCAGGCGTGATGTCTTATTTATAAACGAAGCTAATAACATCACCAAAGACTCATTCGATCAGTTAGAGGTTAGAACTAAGAAGGTTGTATGGTTAGACTGGAACCCGGTCCAGGAGTTTTGGTTTTACACAGACACAGCAATCACCCGCGATCACGACTTCTTAACTCTTAACTACATGGACAATGAGGCCCTTGAACAGTCAATTGTTGACTCAATCGAAGCCAGGAAAGGTAATAAGATGTGGTGGACAGTGTATGGACTAGGACAACTAGGAGATGTGGAAGGTAGAATATACACCGATTGGCAGATCCTAGACCAGAAGCCCTCATTCCCTCACGAAGCCAAACTATATAGGTATGGATTAGACTTTGGTTACACCAATGATCCTACCGCGATTGTTGCGATCTATCAGTATAATAATGGTTATATCCTTGATGAGATGCTATATCAGCGTGGACTTAGCAATAAAGCGATCGCTGACTTTATGAATAACAAAGAGAAGGCATTAGTTATCGCAGACTCGGCCGAACCAAAGAGTATAGACGAGATCAATAGTTATGGAATCAATATCATCCCGGCGGTGAAAGGTAAGGATAGTGTAGTCAATGGTATTCAATTCATTCAGGACCAACGCATCTCAGTTACCAAGCGATCTCTCAACCTCATCAAAGAATACCGGAACTATATGTGGGAGACAGATCGCGATGGGAAGATCATCAATGTACCATCAGAACTATTCAATCACTGTATGGATGCGATAAGATACGCCCTAGCAAGTGGCAGGAGTGCCAAATGGGTAGCACCTACTGACTTTGGTGGGGTTAAACCATTCTGGGAAGAGATGCCTGGATGACTTGCGTTAAGATAATTTTATGTGCAAAAATAGGAGAATATGGAAGAAATACTAGATGCTCTTAGTCCTGAGTTGGTTTCATTACTCAATAACAAAGAAGATGGTTTCAACTATCGATCACGCCGGGAACCAGATTGGTTTGAGAATTACACCCTATATCGCGATAAGGTAAGATTCAATAGATTGACTCAAAGACAGTCAGTCAACCTCCCTATAATGAAGCAGACAATTCGTACACTCCTCAAAGATGTGGATGATATGCCTGTTATCTACTTCGAGAACCTAGATAATGATAAGCAGAAAGAGGTATTCCAGAACGAATACTGGAAGGTTACGGCACTAGATAATAGGATGGAACTCCAAGACATTGTGGATAAGAAGCAAGTATTCTTATATGGCCGGTCCTTCGATCAATGGCAAGTAGTCGATGGCAAGGTGAAGATGACTGTTCAAGACCCCCAAGATATTCTCGTCTCACGATATACAGATCCTACCGATCTACACACCTCACGCTTCCTCATTCACACTCACATCTATGTACCCATGTCAGAATTAAAACTCAACAAAGACTATGATCAAAAGGCAATCAAGGACCTCGAAGCATTCTACATGACGAATGATGGTCTAATCAAGGTTGCTAATAATGAACAGATGTCGCGAGAGAAGGATAAGAAAATGGAAGCTATGGGAGTTGTGGATGTCTCAGATCCGACCCTTGGTGAGACGATCGTAGAACTAACACTGCACTTCGTCTATGATTCAGAAAAAGATGGAGAAGAAGAGCTATATCTCAAGGTAGAAGCAGACAACCAAGTAATCCTAATGAGCAAACCCCTCGAAGAAGTAATGGGTAAGACTAAGGACCACTGGTTCAAGACGCATTTCCCCTATGTTACATGGGCCGATGATATTGAGAGACAAGACTTCTGGTCTGATGGACTCGCTGATATGGTTCGTACTCCCAACAAGATCCTTAACTCATGGTTCTCACAACTCGTTGAGAACAGAACCCTACGCAACTTTGGGATGCACTACTACGATTCAACTAAGAGCGAAGAGTTTATGCCTAGCACCTTCAATCCTCAACCCTGGGGATGGTATCCGGTCCCAGGTAAACCTTCTGAAGTATTACAAAAGATAGAGATCCCCGACTTGTCAGAGAGTATGGATGAGATGCAATTCCTCATCAATACTATGGAGAAGGCCACCGGCGCTACTGCAACTCAACAGGGCGCACAAACTGAAAGACAAGTTACTCTAGGTGAAGTACAGCTAGCGCTCGGTGAGGCAAAGGAAAGAATCAAGGGAATGAGTAAGTTCTACACCCAAGCCTGGAAAGACAGAGGAGAATTATTCTTGAAACTTGTAGAAGCGAATGGTCCTAAACTTGATGCCGTTAAAGTCTATAAGAAGGGTAGAAACACCGAAGACATCTTTGAGAGGGAGATTCAATATAGCGACTGGATGAGTGAAGCGGGTTATCAAACAAGGATTTGGAGCCAGGATGAGAAAGACAGCCAAGACTCTGACATCTTGCAAAAGTTAAACGCAACTGTTACCCTCATACCAGGCAATACTAAGCTCATGGATGTATATCAGAGAAAACTACTAGAATACTCCGGAGCCTTAACTCCCGAAGAGATTAACGCAGTCATGGAGTTAGAAGCAACTAAGAGAGAAGAATTATTAACCAATCAAGGAGGTATGCAGAACGGCCCTATGCCAAACCCTGTTCAGCCCCAAGGTCAACCAGGACCTCAAGGTCCAAGACAGATGACAGCGCCTAATGCTATGTCAAGATGATAGATCAAATACTAGAACGATTTAACCTCAAGTACGACCAATTACTAGAAGAAGAGAAAGAGACTCTCAGACAATGGGAAGACTCACTCACTCAGAACCAACTCAACATTCCCAAGGTTAGAGAATATGTAGCTTCGATGCGTGATGCAGTAGAGAAGAAGATCGTTACTACCTCAAACAACTCAAAACAAGACATCTTTCTCAAAGCTAGACTCAATAACTATATGTTACTCGAATCCCTTCTGACATCCCCGGAGAGAGCAAGACAAGCTATAGAGAATCAACTAGGAGCTATTAAAACAAAAAACAAATAATTATTAACCTAACCCTTTTAGGAGGACCGGTATGCCAAAGAAAAAAATGGAGGAGAACCATGTCAAACCAACTAAAGAAGAACTTGAAGCTAACGCTCAACAAGCTCTCAAAGAACTTGAAGGAAAAGAAGCAGAGTTTGAGGATAGCCCTAACGCTCCTGTTAATGAGGAGGGAGAGGAAGAAGATCGAGAAGACAGTGAGGAAGATGAGTCTAATCCAGATAAAGAACTCGATGTACCTGCTAAAGATGATCGAGATGACTCTGATCAAGAGAGAGAAACTGTTAAAAAGAAAGCCCTCGATGAAGAAACCCTCAAGAAAAAGTTAAACGCTTCCACTCGCGAAGCTCAGATCCTCTATCAACGAAACAAGCAGGTCCAGGATGCTATAGCAGAAGCTTCAGCACTCCCTGCTCCTACTGATGATGAGATGAGGAAAGAGTTCCCTGATTTTGACGATCTTGATGACTTTAGTAAGAGGATGGCTAGGGATAACTTCACCAACACTCGCAGACTGGATGCAGTTACTAAGGTAAGTGAGAAGTTCAAAGATCTAGAGTTGTGGCAAGGTGAGATCGACAAGTATGCCGATAACCCCGAGATCCTAATCAACAATCCAGAACTAGAAGGTAGACTCGATGAGTTCAAACTCTTCGCAACCAAGCCAACTAGAAGGGGGGTGGATCCTGATGATCTAGTCAAAGCTTTTCTATATGATGTAGAGAAAGATGGACTCGATCGCGGTACTTCCAAGGGAAGGATGTTTCCTGAAGGATCAGCGGGAGTCAAGAGAGACAAACCAAAAAGTGACAAACTATCGGCAGAACAGGCAGGACAACTTCGTAAGAGTAACTACAACGAATATGTTAGGTTACTAAAGGCCCACAAGATAGATCCTACAATCTTAGAATAGAGTGCTTGACTTAGGATAGAACTGTTATATATAGTTAGAACTAAGCTTCCTAACCCCATTCGGGAATGGTAAAGTAATTATTAAGTTACCGAAAGGGGACCATATGGCAGCTTACGCCACAAAAGTCGCTGAAGGATTTTCACAGAAACTTCTGTTGGAAATGTACGAGCGCAGTCTCACCGATGTAATTGTTAACCGCGATTACGAAGGTGCTATTAACGATGTCGGTTCAAAGTTGAATATACTCAACTTCGACCGCATTTCAGAGAAAACCTACTCAGGTGCAAACCTCACAGTAGATGACATCACTGAGAATAACACTCAGCTGATCATTGATCAGTACAAGTCATTCTATTGGAGAGAGAAAACCCTCAGTAAATGGCTTTCATATATTAAGAGTCCAAATTCCACAGTCATGGCCCAAAAAGCCGATGAACGCAATAAGAACATGGATGAATATGTCCTTGGTCTTTATGGTGATGTGTGGGCCGGAAACAGAGTCGGAACCGACTATACTACCGGTACTGTAGCAGTTGCCGCCACCACAGGTGTAGTAACTGGATCGGGTACTACCTTCACCGAAGCGATGGAAGGACTTGGATTCAAAGCTGATGGTCACGACACCTGGTATAGAATTAAAACCTATACGAGTGCAACATCCATCACGATTGAAGATGACAAAGACGATATTGATTCCGCCTACACAGGTGGAGCAATCTCCGGATCGTCAACCTATACAATCGGAGCTTCAACTGCTATTGAGATCACCACTTCAAATCTTTTGAATAAAGTGGCTCTTCTTAAACAGAAGCTTGATCTCGCTGAGAGCTACGGACTATCCGCAGTTCCAGACAGTGATCGTTGGTTGATCGTTCCTCCCGAATTTGAGACCACATTGGTCCAATCTTCAGGAGTCGCTCTTCATGTACCAGAAGCCTATCAAGAACTTGTGAAGAAAGGATTTATCACAATGCTTCAAGGGTTCAAGGTATTCAAGAGTAACCGCCTAACCGGTGACAACACCGATGGCTATCACATTCTTGCAGGTCACCCCAACTGGTGTACCTTCGCAGAGAAGCTCTTGGAAGTAGGTATCGAAGATCTCACAGCGAACTTCGGTAAAGCTTACAAAGACCTCTTTGTTTATGGAGCTAAAGTAGCTGACTCTCGCCGACACTTCGCCGCCGAGTTGTTTGCAACCTTTGCTTAAAAATTAGTAGCAATTGAAACCTCCTGTCTCCTTCTTCGGATCGAGACAGGAGGATAACGGAAGAATAAACATATGGCAACATTTGAGTTAAAATCACAACTTTCACAATCAATACAAAACAAGATTGATCG